ATATTATTTAATAATATCATATTTTATTTATATATTTAATTTTTAATGTGATCATTTTTTTCAATTTTAATTTGGCTCTCAATTTTAGCGGATTTAAGCGTTTATTCAAAACTATATAATAAAATTGTCTAAAATTCTATCTAAAACGAGGATTACTTTTAAAATTTATGTTATTCTAATATATAAAAATTAATAAAAACAGATCATTTTTGTTCAATATTATTTTTAATCTTGGTTAAAACGTGACGATGAATTTCGTCTATCAAATAGTCTCCCCATAATTTCCAATAAAATTTCGGACCGATACCATTTACGTATTCAGTCGTAGCAATTACTTTAGTTTTATTTTCGGAAACTTCTATCAAACGAAATTCTCCGAGTACTGCCCAAACTTTACCTCGAATATGTTTTGGTTCTACTTCTCCGTACAAAGACGTTTCTTTCATAGTTACTTGCGGCTCAGAAAATGAGAATGAAAGCCTTTCCAGATTCTCGAAAGAATCTACGTTAGCCGATGTTGTCCCATTTGTGTAATTGCAAAATAAAAAAAGTTTTTCATTTTGTTTTACAATTCTCATAGAAACTGGATAGGAAACTCCGTTACGGAGAAAAAAATTTTCCGCCTCTCCAAATTCAAAAGGAGAAATAATCCGATTCCAGACTTCTTTTTTAGAAGCGTTGATTTCAAGTGAAGTTTGAACTTTTTGTTTCTCTAAATTTCGATCGTTTCGATCATAAATATACGCGGACACGTTAAAACATAATACGATTAAAACTACTAAATACTTGGACAAATTTTTCAAGTAGATATAAGAACCGATCCAAACTCCCATAAATATTAAAAGGAAAGCAATAGGAAACGCCATTAAAATACAGATCAAACCTTCTTTTCCGAAAATTAAAAATATAAAAATGGAAAAACCAGCAGATAAGATCGTAACAATCCCTACATATAATAACTTCCTTTTAATTGTTAGAGTTTTTGCGAAAATAAAAAGGAAATGAAATTCCATCAATAATCCTATCGAAAACGGAAATGCAATAAAAAGAACCGTTCCATATTCTCCGTTCAAAGCCCAGAAAGGAGCAGTAAGCAGAAGCAACACAGACATAACTCCAAATATATAAAAAGTGACGATGGGTTTTGCTTTAAAAATTTTATACCGTGGTTCTGGCTCCATAAAATTCCTCTCAATTCAAATTTTTAGAAAAATACGTTTCTTTATCGATCATTTCTGAAAAAACTAGGATGTAATTCATTTCTAAATTACACTTTTTTTAGAAAGAATAAATCGATTTCTCTCTTAACGATTTGAATTTGAAATTTTATTTATATTTTGTCTACATTATTTTTGAACGTGTTCAAAAATAATTTCAATCTGATTGCTCTGCATAAAGTTCAGCGTAAGAAGATGAGAAAAAAAGAATTTTCTAAAAGTATGAAGAATTCCTATTTTAAAATTTGTTTGTAAAATCCTAATTTGTGAGAGTTCCCACATTTTCTGAATCGATCTGTAAAGTTCAGATCCCAATTTCTCTCAGTAAAATGAATCATGACCAAACTCACTTACGTTAATATAAAATCTTAAAAACCAGCAATCTTATTACAAATCCAGTTTAGAACAGTATAAATTTGGAAATAAATCTCAGTTTTTGGACCTTCACAAAGATTAAAATCCAGGATCTATTTTAAAAAACCGAGTTAGATGCAATTTTGAGAACTTCTGGATCCTTGAGTAAAATCGACTGTTAATTTTTGGTATTCTTTTCATGTGCAAGCGGCAAACAGAATTGTTCATAATAAAACGTGGTAGTTCCCACAAATTTTGTCTCTTAAGACGAAATATAGACCTTGGGATAGTTTTTTTGTTAATAGAGTTGTTGAAAAATTCCATAACAGCGATTAACAAAACTGCTTCTATCAACCATTTCATGAAATAGATAAAGAGTTTATTTTTTAACTACTCTAGGTGTTCCCGAGCATTACCAGAGGCGAGAATGTGCAGTAAAAGCTTAACTGAATGTAAGAAAATGGAGGATTCTTGTTCGATTTCCTATAGAATACCGGAAAAACTGGAAATTCACTTTCCAAGCACCTCCGATCTAACGTGTTGGATTAAAGAACCATTATCTACTAAAGTTCCTTTTCCGGTTCCCTTAATACCCACTGTAAGAGGACTATTTGCTGGTTGAATGTTGGAACTGATCCGATCTCGAATTGCACCTACGAACGCTTCTCCTAATGCCAGAGCATAAGAATGAGGTGTTGCCTTTCCAATAAGAACCATCTCAAGAATAGGAATCGTTTCATTTAGGATTCGATCGACGGTTGCTTGATCGTCGATGACATATCGAATAAAAGAACGTTCAGGAATAACTACTTCCTTAACCAGAAGGAAATATGGTTCAATATCTTTGCCATTGACTTTAGCAAGAATTGCTGATTCTCCTTTCTTTCCAGGGATAAATGTTAAATCAAAATCAGTTGCACGTTTTCCTTTAAGTTCCGGTTTAAGAGGTAAAGTTAGATATTTACCGTTTTTAGGAATTATGGTGGTACCAAATTCATTAGCATAACCAATATTTAAAATTTCAGAATCAGAGTCTTCAAGAAGACCGACGTCAACAGAAATACCATCCAAGGCCCTCAAGCTCTTTGTCAGATCGTCAAATAGATTATCACCTGAAATCTCTATCATATCTTAATTATAAAGTTATTTTGAAAATTCCTTACACGATAAATTTCAAATTTTATGCCGGAAGCCTTTTCGCAAGGTATTTAATGAAATTGAAATCTTTTCCATAATCTATAATTGGACCAATTTCATAAGAAACATCCAGATAGTTTATTTTATATTTGTTTTTGAATGTTGGAACTTTCGACATTTCTAATATTACTTTATCTTCTTGAGAATATTCGCCTTGGGACGTATTTTTTCTATCAAGACCCCTAACTGGCAAAATAACTAATTTGATTGGAATTTCCGGGCCGTAGCTAAGGCCGAATTCACCTTCAATATATTGTTCGGTTGGAATTTGATACGTCGCAGGTTTTGACAAAAATTTGATTTGAGATCCTAAATTTGAAATCATACAAGTCTGTCGTTCATACCTATTAATTTTGAAAGTAAAGCTTGATATTCTTGTAGGTAAGAAGAGGAACTGATTGTATCGGAAGCATCGGAATTCTTCTCAACGTTTGAATAAGAAATTGCAATTCCTTCTACTCGTAAGGACTCGATAGTACCACCCGAATTATTTGGGTCGAGAGAGTTTTGGGCTCGATTGTATTTTTGTATTAAATAAAGTGCAAATAATCTTTGTAATTCATCGAAGTCCGAGTGGGATTCTTGAATTCCGTCTCTAATAACATTTCTTTTAGCCCGATTTAAAAACCAAATTAATTTCGGATCTTCAAATGTGTCTTCGGGCAATGAAAGTTTGAATTCGGATAAGGAAATTTCTGACATGAGATATAAAAAACCACCTACGGCTTTTCAGCTTTCGGTGGTAATTGCTTAGATCGTACCGTCTCCGATCTTGTTTCCACGATAAACAGCGGAAGGATGGTAGAGCATACATCCACCAGTTTTCATTCTGACAGGAATTTTTGCGT